CCTTGTAAAAGTGTTTGGTGATGATCCGGTAAAGATGACATACCAGGAATTCGCCGACCGGACAAGACAGATCTTCGAAGGGGCAGCAGGAGACCGTGCTTGGGAGACTTGCTTCGGTGAAGCTGTTGAGTCCAACAAAATCGAACAGACAGAACAGCTCCAGGAGCAGGAAGACCAGATACCGGGACAGGACAGAATCCAGAATCACCCGGAATATATGCCAGCACCGGAAATTGCGCCGGCGCAAAAAACAGAAGAGCAGAAATACAACGAGCAGCAGTCGAAAATCGACAGGGAAACAAAGAAGAAGCTCCAGGAGCAGGAAGACCAGAAGAAGATGGAACATCTGCCATCCGATGAACCAAAGAAGATTAAACAGCTCCGAATGGCATCAACATATTATGATGAAATCGTTTCCGGAAGAATGACATTCTGGTTCTGTAAAAACGATAACTTCCATTCAGGAGATTACATGGAACTGATGGAGTTCAAAGAAGGCAGACATACCGGTCGGACAATCCAGACTGAGATCACATATATCCTTGATGATTATACCGGTCTGGAAGATGGATATTGCATTTTGGCAATTAAAGTAACGGGTGCTATCTAAAATCACATATATCTCACACAGGAGGAGGTGCCTGTATAGCCTCCTCCGGAAAGGGGCGGAACATGGAACAATCAGGATTGATGTTTCCAAAGACACAAAAGAAAAAGAAGAAGAGAATGAAACATCCCAAAAGTCTTCTGCATGAGAAAAATGGGACATGCTATCTCTGCATGCTCCTGGACGGGAATTACAAGAAACATCTGTTTTTAGATGAGCATCATATATTTGGAGGTCCCAACCGGAAACATTCCGAAGAAACTGGGATGAAAGTATGGCTCTGCCTGGATCACCACACGATGGGACCATTGGCAGTGCACAACTGCCCGGAAACAACGAGGCTGTTGCACCGGATCGGGCAGCAGGAGTACGAGAAGACGCACAGCCGGCAGCAGTTCATAGAAATATTCGGAAAGAGCTATTTATGAGGAGTAAAAACATGAATATAAAAATATGGCCAAGAAAGAAGAATGACAAGGGCGGATATGCCTGTATGCCATTAAAGAAAAACGTGCCGGAGGGGCACGATGGATGGAGACTAACAACATGTCCTGAATGTGGCACAGAATGCTGGGAGTCACCATTGCTTAAAAGCATTGCAAAATCAGGAGTAATTCCAATGTGCACGATGTGCGCACTTAAGAAAGGAACTAAGAGATGACGGAAGATAAAACATGTAAAACCTGCGTTGATAATGAGGATGGATTCTGCGACAGAAAAGGAATCCTGGTAGAGGACGATGATCAGTGTACTGATCATAAACCCGACTGGAGAGAATCCATGATGCGTAATTTCCTGAGAGGACACTGATATGGGGAGAACAGATCTTAGACCAGATATCACAAAAGAAGTTCTGGAAGAATACATACGAAAAGGTTATTCGCAGAACCGCATAGCGATAACTCTTGGTACTACCCAGTCGACCATATTTAACAAACTCAAAAAATATGGTCTTCAGGTTCAAAAGACCAGACCAAGTAACTATGACGAAAAAGCTCTGATCAAACAGCTTCAGAACGGATGGACTACGGAGCAGATAGCGAGATACTTCGGCGTTTGCAACGGCACTGTTGGGAGCTGGATCAGTAAGAACAAGCTTGGAAAGTACAGAAAAGCATCACCAAAGAAATTTGATACCAAACTGTGCAGTACCTGTATATATGGCACAGGAAAGAAGACAGACATGGATAGATGCAATTACCTATCCATCACCGGTCATTCCCGAAACAAGGGCCAGCCAGAAGATGGATGCTCTAAATATGTGAAAGGAAGAAAAATACGTGAAAGAAAAGGAATGAAATTGTGAAAGGTGGTGGAATTGAATGAGAGAAATTCTTTTTAAGGCAAAGCGGATTGATAACGGTGAATGGATTGAGGGGTGTTTGGTAATAGACCATTCACGGTCAAACTTATTTGAATATCGAATGCAACCAGTTGAATCAGGTGTTTTATACGCACCACCTATTGATCCAGAAATCCTCTGCCAGTTTACAGGACTTTGCGACAAGAATGGGAAGAAAATTTGGGAGAATGACATTTTGATGTGCCATGGAAACCCAAAAGATCTTGCAAAAGTGCTATTTGGAGAATTTGGTGTAAGAAATATTGAAACCGGCTCCATAGTAGACAAAGTTGGCGGATGGCATTATGAGGTTGTTCCGACAGATGCAATCAGCAGATGTGAACCATTCTGTTGGCCAATGCCATTGACAGAATATTATATCGACAGATGCGAAATGGAAGTAGTTAGCAATATTTTCGACAATCCAGAATTATTGCAGGAGAAGTCAGATGAGTAAATCAGTATTAGTGATAGATACGCCAGAACGATGTATAGATTGCGAAATCGGACAGAATTATAGCAACATTATAGAAACCTGTGTTTCTTGCCCGATTGCAGGAAAGTCAGCGTTAGACGGAGAAGCAGAATCAATCCCTGATTGGTGTCCATTGAAGCCACTGCCGGAGAAAATGAAAGTAACTGGGCTTTATAACGGCGAGTATTTCAAAGCGGGAGGCAAACTACCGAGCTATAAGATCGGCTGGAACGATTGTATTGATGAGATTACAGGAGGAATGGATTAATGGCATGTGCAAAGAAATGTGATAGATGTGGAAAACTGTATGAGCAGTACAATTCTAAAAACGATAGAAAAAATCCTAATGGGATCATGGTATTAAATCTGGATAGTCAGAGAAGATATTTCACACATAATGCTCTGGATTTATGTCCTGATTGTATGAAAGGATTTCAGGACTGGTTTGGAGAGGTAAAGTAGATGGAGAGATTAACATACAGCGGGACAAGTATTGCTTTTGGAATAACTTGGTTTACTGATCGCAAGGAAGCTGAAAAGAAGTTGAAGGAGATGAGAGAATGATAGAAAGACTGAAACACTGGATATTCAAATCCAGAAAGAAGCACTGCAGATGCTGCTGTCTGACGTGTAAGTATTTCGAAGAATGCAAAATAGGACCGTGAGGTGAGAGCATGGCATACAAAAACAGTGAGGGTTATCCAGATCCAACATCAGGAAAGGCAATCAAGGCAGCAGGACATATGCCAACACATATTTACAACGCTTATACAGTTTTGAATAACACTGCCGGACTCTTGGGCTTAGAAATCACAGGTATCAGAGATAAGAAAACGAAGAAGGAATGGAAACGAGGAGGCTGACATCATGGATAAGAGAATTCTGGAAGAATACATAGATGCATGCGAGGTGATCAAGGAAGCAGAAGCAGAAATCCGTAAACTCGAATCGAAAAAAAGTATCACGGCAAATGAGACTGTATCTGGAAGTAATCCGGAATTCCCTTACAACCCACAGCACTTTAAAGTACAGGGAACGACATATTCTTACTCCGATGATGTCAGAATCAGACAGAAGAAAGAGATCCTGAGACAGAAGAAAGAGAAGGCGGAGCAGCTGAAACTGCAGGTTGAAGTCTGGTTGATATCAATTCCATTCCGGATGCAGCGGATTATTAAGTACAAGATTTTCGAGGAAATGACTTGGCAGCAGGTAGCAGATCGGATGGGGCGAAGAGGAACAGCAGAGAGTATCAAGAAAGAATTTCAAAGATTTTTTGAAAAAAATTAAAGTTTGTCCCAAATGTCCCACATGTCCCGATGAAAGATGCTATAGTATATCATGAACGAATTGGAAATATCCAAGACGTTCAGTTTTCTTTTCTCATATGTATCTTTCCCAAAGATATTGATGAACCACAGTCCTGATCTCTGGTGGTGCTCAGATCAGGACATACCGGAACATAGCTCAGTGGTAGAGCAACTGGCTTATATCCAGCGTGTCGGTGGTCCGATTCCATCTGTTCCGATCGCGTGACTTAAACGCGACTTACGCATATAACTCCAAAAGAGGCGGAGCCGGCAGCAGGCTCCGCCTTTAAAATATTCAGGTGTCCAACTCGGACACCTTTTATATTGCCAATTTTCATACAGCGTGCACAGCACCAGCACTTACATACTTTAGGCATGGGAATCACTGTATGTAAGTGTTAGCACCTCCTTTCGTCACGGTAGCAATCGGCTGTCGTGTATGGTGCTGGCAGGACTGTATTTCTGAATAAAAGAAAGAAGGTGAGTCTGAGTGACAAAAAAACAGAAGATATTTGCAGATGAATACCTGATAGATCTTAATGCCACAAGGGCTTACAAGGTAGCATATCCGTCTGTAAAGAAGGATGAAACAGCGGCTCAGGCCGGCAGCAGGATGTTGAGAAATGTCAAGGTTGCAGATTATATCCAGAAAAGGATGCAGGACCGCCAGAAACGCACAGAAATAACACAGGACAGGGTTCTAGAAGAGCTGGCAGCCATTGCTTTTGCCAGGGCGACTGATTTTGCAGAGGTAAAAGACGGATGCGTGATCATAAAAGACACGGCAGGACTGACAGAACAGCAGATTAAAGCCATTGCCGGAATAAAAGAAGGCAAGTTTGGTATTGAACTGAAATTGAATGATAAAGAAAAAGCACTGGAGCTTCTTGGCCGTCATCTTGGAATGTTTAGGGACAGACTGGAGGTTTCCGGATTGGAAGATGAAAAGAAGAAACTTGATGACATTCTGGAACAGATGCGTGGTGGTGGATAGTGAGCACTGAACGTCTGGTACTTTCGGAAAAATATAAAGCATTTCTAAGATGCGATGCACCGGTCGAGTTCCTTGAAGGCACGACTGCAGCGGGCAAGACAACCGTCGGTCTGTTTAAGTTTATGTGCAAGGTTGCGGAATCACCAAAGAAACTGCATATCCTGGCAGCAGATGACACCGGAACTGCAGAAAAGAATATCATCAACAAAGACCTTGGCATTTTGGATGATTTCGGAATATTGGCAGAATACAAAGGCAATGGATCCGGAGAATACAAGATGCCGCATATCCTGTTTCATACGTCTTCCGGAGACAAGATTATCTTCGTGATTGGCTATGGAAACAAGAGCAAGTGGAAGGATGCACTTGGCGGTCAGTATGGATGTCTGTACATCGATGAGGTCAATACAGCGAATATTGATTTTGTTCGTGAAGCATCTATGCGCTGTGATTATCTTATAGCAACCCTTAACCCTGATGATCCAAGCCTTGACGTGTACAAGGAATATATCAATTGCAGCAGACCTCTTCCTGAATGGGAAGACGGCACACCGCAGGAAATCAAAGACGAGCTGAAAGAAGAACCAAAACCCGGATGGGTACATTGGTTCTTTTCTTTTGACGATAATGCCGGTCTTCCGGAAGAAAAGAAACAGAGAATCATACAGAATACTCCGAAGGGAACAAAGATCTGGAAAAACAAGATTGAGGGGCTGAGAGGAAAAGCAACCGGTCTGGTATTTCCAAATTTCCTCAGAAAGAAGCATGTTGTTTCTGAGGAATGGGTCAGGTCCCAGATGGCAGCAGGCAAGATCAGATTTAAAAAGTTTACTTGCGGCCTCGATACTTCATACTCATCCAAGTCCCCGGACACGATTGCAATGATGTTCCAGGGGATTACGGAAGACAGGAAGCTGATCACACTTGCTGAGAAGGTATACAGCAACAAAGATCTGGATCAGCCGCTTGCCCCGTCAGATACGGCAGTAAAATTTATAGAGTTTCTGGAAAGATGCCGCAAAGACTGGGGATTCGCAAAAGATACGTTTGTTGACTGTGCAGATGCAGCGACAATCACAGAATTGCGGAAGTATAAGCGACTGCACAGCTGTCTTTATAATTTCGTGGAATCATACAAGAAAGTAACAATACTGGATAGGATCAAGCTTCAGCTTGGCTGGATCCAGCAGGACTGCTATCTGGTTTTAGATACATGCACCAATCATATCTCTGAGATGGAGAAATATTCCTGGGATGATGAGAAAGACGTTCCGGAAGATAAAAACGACCATACGATTAACTCGCAGCAGTATGGCTGGATTCCATTCCGGAATATGATTGGATTTGAGGTGGAGGAACAGAAAAGGTGAAATGGATGGAAAGATTAAATGAAAACATAAAAAAGACTGTCAGGAGCTGGTTGAATGTTCTTCCGGCAAATCCCTTTAACTTCCAGGTTAATGAGATGATGGATTTTGAAGGACATGCGATTCTGAATCGTATCTGGTACAGAGGCGACGGCAATGAGCTTGAGCAGATCTATCAGCAGAATGCAGAATTTGCAGATAAACACAAGTTCTGGGCCAGCAGATCAACACCTGGCATGGATATGCGTAAGATCCACACAGGTCTTCCAGGACTGACAGTTAAAGTGCTTTCTTTTGCTGTTCTTCCGGATATGAACGAATTTGAATTCGAACAGCCGGCACAGGAACAGTTGTGGAAAGAGATTGAGGAAGACAATAAGTTTTATAAAAAGATTGAAAGCGCCCTCAAAGAAACACTGTTTATCGGAGATGGCGCTTTTAAAGTTGCTATAGATACTACGATTAGTGAATATCCGATTCTGGAATGGTATCCGGGCGAAAGAGTTGAATTCGTTTACCAGAGAGACCGGATCCGGGAGATTGTGTTCAAGACACCATACAAAGAAAAGGGCAAAGTGTACGTCCTGAATGAGCGTTATGGATATGGCTACATCATCAATGAACTGTATCTGGATAACAAGCTAGTTGATATCAAGTCTATCAAAGCAACTGAAAATCTGACAGATATCACATTTGATGAATCAATCATGCTTGCAGAACCATTCATGATCTATGAATCAGCCCGATATGAGGGCAGAGGCGGCAGTATATTTGATGGCAAGCTCGACAGCTATGATTCACTGGATGAAACATGGTCCCAGTGGATGGATGCACTGAGAGCCGGCAGAGCAAAGACCTATATTCCAGAATGTCTGGTGCCACATGATCCGGAAACAGGAATGCTGATAAAACCGAACCCATTCGACAATCGTTACTTTGCAGCAGACGGGGATATGCGAGAAGGTCAGAAGAATCAGGTCATCACTGATCAGCCGACTATTCCACATGACAGCTACATGGCATCGTATATAACAGCTCTGGATCTGTGCCTGCAGGGCGTAATCAGCCCATCGACATTGGGAATCGATGTAAAGAAACTGGATAATGCAGAAGCACAGAGAGAAAAAGAAAAGACTACATTGTATACCAGAAATGCAATCGTAAAGGCACTGCAGGAAACCCTTCCGGGAGTTGTTTCAATGTGTATCAATGCAGATAATATTTTGCACAATAAGGGCATTGAAGAAGTAAAGGTCAATATTCCGTTTGGAGAGTATGCGAATCCGTCATTTGAAAGCCAGGTAGAAACAGTTGCCAAGGCTAAACAGGGCGGCATTATGAGTATTGAGCGGTGCGTAGAAGAACTGTACGGCGATACACTGGATGATCATTGCAAGGAAGAGGAAGTTGCCCGTTTAAAGGCAGAGCAGGGAATACAGGACATGGAAGAACCAGCAGTTAACCTGGATGCAGGTAATTTCCGCGTAGATCTGGAAGGTGGTGAAGGTGATGCGGGTAAAGGTAGGACCAAGAATGTACCGAATGAGCCGAAAGGAATACCAGGGAATGCTTCAAATAGCAAAGGAGCAGGTGCCGATGGGTATTTACGCGGTAGAGAAAGCTGATTACGCAGAGTTCCGGAGGGACAAATGTGAAAGTATCACAAAACTGAAGGAACTGACGAGACAGTTTAAGTCACAGGGATTCAAGGTATGGTCAAATGGCAAAGATAAATGATCAATATGACATCGGTACTGCTTTTGAAGCGATTGAAAATGAACTAATCGCGTCTATGATCAGGAACTTCGAGAATCACAAGCAGGAAGAGACAGATGAAAAGAAACACTGGTCCATGTGGCAGGCAGAAATGCTGAAATCTCTGGAAAAGTACAAGCATGACAACCAGAAGAAATATGGCAAACAGTTTAAAGACATCAACAAAAAGATTGAAGCGCTGATCAGCCTTGCAAGATCTGAAGGTGGTATGAACCAGGAGAAAAGGATCCTGGAGGAGATCAAGAATGGATTTCCTGCCAAGAAGATAACTAAAGGCGGTACTGCTGAATTCTTCAAAGTCAATGATCGTAAGCTGGACGCATTAATCCAGGCAACCACAGCAGATATGCAGAAAGCAGAAGCGGCAGTTCTGCGTATGGCAAATG